TTCGCAAATGATCTCAATGCCTTCGTTTACTTCTGTGATTAGTTTCATGTGATTTCCTTATAGTCCGAGGTAGCCAGGAGGTGTTACTGATCCTGATGCATGAACAAATTCCAGTAAAACAGTTCCAGAAATTCCGGTACTTGGACTTACCCGCAAAATTCCTGTCGGTTGAGTTGCGTTGTTCTTTAAAGTGGTTCTTTCTAGATTGATTTCACCACCGTCTTCGTATAGTTGTATAGCAGTAATACCAGGTGATCCTGCCCATTCTAAAGAAATACTGCCTGGACCAATTTGCCATGTGATTTTTGACAACGCTGCCGTATTGTTTGTAATTCCTGCAACAAATCTTTCGCCAGTAATACCCCCAATACCATCAAAAGCCGAACCTGTAACGCCAAGTTCGTATGTTGATGACTCATCATCAATAAAATTCAATAAGGTGACATATCTCTTTTGCGTCTTGACTAAATCTTGTTTAACTATTGCCATTGGTTATTCCTGTTCTTTGAGAACAAATTGCATGGTTCTATTGAATGAATCTTGACTTTCCAATGCAAGACTAATAAGAATGTTTCCCGCATCTTCGTCAACGATTCCGTCATGAAAAGAGATGAATTTCTCTGCACAAATTGGATTCACTGAAACAATAGATTTATCTAATAGAACTAGATCCACATTGTTTTTAGTCTCGACAGACTCTACTATTGCATTTACGAATTTTTTCATAGCAGATTCCATCTTTACATCTGCTTTCAAATCTAAGACCATTTGTTTTACAAAATCGTGTGCCTTCTTATCTTTGGTAGTGATAGTTGCAGAAGATCCATTGATTTTTATGGATGCATCTAAACCAACAATACCAAAGTTCTTTTGGAATTCTTTGGCTGATTTTGGACCTTTGAATTTTACATTAAGACTTGGCATTTGATTTAGTTGTTTCCTTATTAACTTTCTCCAACGATATTTTGTTTTTTTGTTCGACAGGTTTCCAACTATCAGTAACAAATTTTTTCACTAGAAAATGTGTTTTTCGTGTATCGGAATCTACAATTACAAATTCATCGGAGACTGTTTCTATTGAAGTTCCCTTAATATTTGTCAATTTAAACTTTGACACAAAATCATCTGTGTTGATTTTTGAATCGAATTTGATTTTGAGTTTAAACATTATCCCTTCCAATTCGATTTGACATAGTCGAAGAACTTCTTCTTCTCACCGTCATCCATAGCAGCAGGAGACTTTTTACCAAACTTCTTAAGTGCTTTCTCAAAGAATGCACGATATGCTTTTTGCTTGGGTGAGAGTTCTTCTTCATTAACTTCAAACTTACCATTGCTATTCATTCCAATTGCATCCACCATCTGTCCTCTGGTCAACTTCTTATCGTCTTTGATTGGTTCAGATTGCACAGATTCCTTCTTTGCCCCCATGATGGTTTTCTTCTTCTCTTCACGCAACTTTCGATACATCTCAACCATCTTCATTGCGTTTGAGACTATATCTCTACTTTCCATTTTTGATTGCTTTGAAAGTATTGGTTCAGGAACAAAAGCCCCCTTACCTGATCCATCGTCATAAAGACCATCATACTTATTTTCATTAACGCTATTTTTGCGACTTTCACGCAATTTTCTTGCCTGTTCAATACGAGCGACTGTTTCTTTATACATTTTAGTTCTCCCGTCTATACCGACTGATTCTTGAAATGAATTTGGTTGATTGTCTTCCATGGTTATTTAGCCTTAAATGGTGGTTTGCCTTGTGGGGATTGTGATGTTGCTGAAAAACCTTGTTTTTTGTCCATCTTTACTTTATTTGTCATACTTCTAGCCAATTCAGGATCGCTCTTGGCATCCTTCATTAAAGAATCGATGTATAACTTCGTAGCCTTCTCAGCGGTCTTTGGGCCTGGAAAAAATTCCCATCTCTTATCGTTGATATAAATTCTAACTGGTTTACCGAATCCAGTTCCAACTTGTTTAACAATAACAGTTTGTCCCTTGTAATTATAAGAAGACACATAAAACTCCTTCTCAAAATTAGGGTCGAGTGTTATATCATCTCGTCCGGAACCTGCTGTTACTGGAATTACCTTTATATCTTTAGGCTTAAGTGGCTTCTCTGGTGCGGGAGATCCTGTTCCAGAAGTGTCCATATCATCTGTTGGGGCGGCGGTAGCCACGGGGGCAGATGGAGCCATAGGAACTTCATTAACTGTTTTAGGCTGAGACACCAAATTTACGGACAAAGCCTTTTTTAACTCTTCTATTTTTGAATGTATCTTGGATGCTAGTTCTTTTTTGATTATGGTGCGAAATTTTCCCGCCTCTTTTTTCATTAAGGTTTCTATCACAGACTTTAGAATGTCTCCGTTTTTTTCTTCCATTTTTGTCCTTACAATCCAAACTGTGTAGTGTCTGGTTCAATCTTACCAGCGTTACGCTCTCTCTCAATTTGTCTGTCCATATCCCGAATTTCTGACTCAGACTGACCAAGAACATTCCGACGAACCCATTCATGTGAATAGTACTTACCTATGTATGGTTTAATATTGCCCAATTCTTGCACCTGACGCTCACGAACCTCACTGTTCTTCAATTCCGAGAAGATATTATCCTTTATGAAGTCAAAATAGATTGATTCTCTCATGTCCGGCCAATCATCGACGGTAATTATCTTTTTCAATACCAGTTGTTTCTTCAATAAATCAAAAAATATCTCAGAAAAACGAGTTCTAAGTCTATGAATAAACTTGGTAAATCTAACCTCATCCCTTGTGATTTCGGTGGATCTACCAAGCATAAATTGTTTATCTTGCTCTAATCTACTTGCAGGAACTGACAAAGCACGATAAAGTTTCTTTTGAAAATATGTGACATCTGTCAATTCACCCAGATTTGCTCCCCCCTGTAGAGTGGTAATTTCGGTCCCTCTACTTCCTTCACGACGAGGAAGCCAATAGTCCTCAAGCATCGACATGAATTTACGATCATCACGGATGTCGCCAGTGTTTGCATCATAAACCAAGCGATTTCTATATTGATTCATGAGTCCTTTTACATATGCTTCGGCCTTAGTTTTTGGAAGATTACCAACATCAATGTAAAAAATTCTTCGTTCGGGAGCACGGCTGATGCGGTAAATCACAACAGAATCTTCAAGCATTCTCAATTGGTTGAGTGGCTTTATTGCTTTATGAAGGAATCCAACGATTCTTTTGTAACGAGAATCCATCAATCCCGATGAGCAGAATGCGATAGCATCATCACTAATTCTTATTCCACTGGTGTTTCCGCCCTGACGAGGATTGTCTTTATTATAAACATAAAAATCATGATATCCAGCAATGATCTTTGTCCCATCCTTCAAGGTCTCCTTTTTGAATTCACGAATCTTCGTGATATTCATCGGATCAACATAACGACATTCTAAAATCCCTTTTTGTGGATTTTCTTCATCTACGATGATGTGAAAATAGATTCTACTATCAACATACCATCTGCGAAATATGTCTGCGCCTTTTGTTTCAAACTGTAAAACTCTAATTACATTTCTAAACTCTTCATGAATTTTTTCTTTGATACTTTCAGGCTGCTTCAATCTGTCGAGAATAATCTTGACAGGTGCCTTCTTCTCACCAAGAACTATTGCTTCATTGACTATATCATCAATTGCAACTTCAGTAATTGGATCCATAGCCATTTCACGGTACTTCATCACCAATTCAAAGTCGTTTCTTACAGTTCCATCTAAATCGACATATTGGCCGTAAAATCCGCCTGCTTCGACTGGAATGGCACCATCGTCTGTGGCGGGAACCACAAACGACTTTAATGCCTTAAAGTTTTCTTTCTGTCTCTTGGATCTCTCTATTTTAAAACCAAATAACTCTGCCATGATATATTGTTACTCCTATTTTTGATCCCTAGAGATCATCTGTATTTATGGATCAAGTAGTAACATTATCAATCTCATAATACTGATATGTCATAGTAACTTGGAAATTCGAAGGCTCTGACTGCTGACCCATGTCTAATGAAATTTCACCTAGAGTTGAAGGCCAGCACCCGACGAACTTATATGTGGTGATCACATTACCTTCACGGGTAAGAGGAGAAACATACCAATCAGTCATAAAAGAATTCATGGCATTTGGACCAATATTTGTTTTATTGGTGTTGATCGTATTTTGCCAAGATTCAAATGCTTTACGCAGAGTATAAGCACCATCATTATAGACTGTAATATTCCAATCGTTGAATGTACGATCTGCTGGATACTTGAATTGGCGACCCATATAATTTGCAGTTCCAATATTTAACACACTATTTGGAATAGATGCGGATTTTGCTAAAAATGAAACTTGATTATTTGGACTTCCTGCTCCTATCGCACCAGCGACAGCATTAACTGCCCCCGCTGCGGCGGCTCCAAGTAAAGCACCAGCAGCAGCCGCCGCAAAATTTACCGCTCCAATTCCTGCGTTTGGAAAGTTGCCTTGTACTAAAAATAAGTTGTTTCTGGCTACACCATTAACCAGATTTGCTCTGAATCCATCGATACTAAATTGTGACATCTTTTTCTCCTAATTTATTTTTTAAAGATGATGAATCATGCTCCAACTTCATTGAATGAAACGCCTGTTCTAGTGGCAACAAAGTTCAATTGGATGAAATTAATACTACGAGTGGGCTTAATGTAAATATCCGCCACAAATCTGTTACTATCGATAACTTCGGGTGTATTGTTTCTTTCATTGCAAACAACCTTAAAGTCGATAATTCCTCTTCTAGATTGAACCTCACGCAAGAATGGGTCAACCAAAGAAACAAATTGCGCTCGGGTGAATGCATCGTTGAATTCAAAGAGACTATATTTTGAAGCCGTTGCAATAGCCTTTTCAAGAACAATAAACAAACGACGAACATTAATTCTATCAAATGCAGATGGTTTTGTCTGAGCGGTTTTGTCACCGTACAAAACAGTTCCTTCACCCGGGAAAGTTACTACTGGATTAATGTTATTCTTGTATAATTCATCACGGAATGTCTGTGTTGGGTTGAAAGCCAATTTCACGACTCCCTTAACATTTCCACGATTGAATCCTGCGGGACTATACCAAGGATCATTAGTTGAATCTGTGCGAGCACATAATCCAGCGATATCTCCATTTAAAGGAACCCAACGATACTTATCGTTGTAAATATCGTAAGTATACTTATAACCACTATCGATAAAAACATAGGAAGAAGATCCAATCTGATTACGATACTTTTTAGATATTTCAAGTTTATCAGTATTACTCAAGGCTGCGTTACTAATTGGGCAAGAAAGGAAAGCAACGCAATCTTTTCTCTTTTCAACTAACTCCTTGAGTTTTTGACCCACAGTTACCTCGTCCTCTTCGGCGGTAAATGAAGAGGTGTAAGTATCTTTTTCTTTTACAGTTTGGGGGCAAAACTCTGGACCACCAAGTATCAAATTAACATCAGCGATCTGAGGATCATCAAAAAGATTATATCCACTATCTAAAGGTATACCTGGAAAAACAACATCTACAAAATCTGTAGATCTTTTAAGATCAGAAAATTTGGTTCCATCTTTGCCACCAGTAAATTTATATGTTAAGACTCCAAATGATCCATTTTCCTGTGTTCCCGAAGTAAGACTCTCAACATTAGTATACCTATAACTGGAAGTATTTCCCTCAGCACCATAGATAACGGCTGTAGTGTTATCTATACCATCCATTGGACATGAAATGTATTTTGAGGTTGAATTAATTTGTTGTCTGTAAAAAGAAGATACTCCATTAAAATCTTTGGCATCTTTATCTAAAGAAAGATTTGCAAATCTTTCTAAAACACTTCCAGACAATCCAGTCCATTTACCGTCTATATCAACAACAACCAAATGAAATTGATCCTTTTCTCCATTTAAACTTGAAACATATTCACTTGTATCAGGGGGGGCATCAAACTCATCGGCATATCCCCAATCTGCAAATCCTACTACGGCAGCACTACCTATTAACTCATCAGGAGGCGGAATTACTGATGGTTCACTACCACAAATTTGAACGCCAATTGAATTTCCCAATTCTCCAGGATATTTTGCAATAAATGTGCCCTGCGAAGTTAAAGATGCATCATTGATATAATCATCATTGTATACAGGGAATCCTGATGCACCTACACTACAGGCATTATGTGCGGTTTGACCAGTTCTGACAACTTGAAGATTACTTCCATATTGCAGAAAGTTTGCCGCAGTAAACCAATACTGATAGTTATTGTCATTAGGAAGACCAAATGTTTTGGCGAGGGAATTTTCACTATCAATCAGAATCCGTTTGTGCATCGGACCCCATGAAAAAATACCCGCAAACGCTGCATTTGTAGTTGCAACGGATGGAACAATGGTCGTTAGATCCCGCTCCGTTACATTCACGCCTGGAGAAAGTTGGAATGCCATCTGAATAGTCTCCTAAAAATTTAATAGACTTTAATTAGTCTTTGGTATTTAGTTTTTCAAATAATCTCGTCCGAATTCAGTCCCCAATCAGATCTAATGATTGGCTGTCCTGAACTCTCCTTTGATAGTTCTCTAATCGATTGACTTAAGTCTTCTTCTTGGTTCTCAAGAAAACCAAAAGGAACCAAATCTTCTTCTAATTTTTTAATCTTTTCCTCATAAATTTTTCTCCTAGTATCAACATTGGTCAAATCTTGGAAATATGGCTGAGATGTCATCCAACCAAATAACACTAATGAAGATACTAAATCGTCGTGATACCCTGAACTTGCCTCATAAGACTGCCCCTTGGAGACAAATGTGCTTAATTCGGATATAATCTCAAAGTCATTTAATATTAGTTTATCGCCTTCAACCATTTCTTTGAGTGCCATGCAACCAATTTTCTTTGTTTGAACACTCATCTTCAGTCCAGAATAAGATCGCATTCCGCCGTATGCAACTCCAAGTTTCTGTGCTTTTTTGCTCTTAACCACTACCTCT